AGGATTTTACCTTTATGCTGTTTAATGCCTGTAAATGGGCGGTAACAACCTTTTCTCCTACTGCCTTGATTGCTCCGTCAAGGATAGGCTTAACTTTTATCTTTCCGCCTATAAGCGTTGCTGCCCTTATATCGTTTTGTCCTGCTGCCTTGATTGCCCTTTGCAGATACGGCTTTACCTTTAGCCTTGTTCCTACTTCATGCAGGGCAACCGCCTGTACGGTAGCCTTTTCTATGCTTAACCTGTAGAAAATTCCGTCACAATGGGAACGCAAGTTTTTATAAAACTGCATTTTCTTTTCGATTTCAAGGCTTGTATCCTCGCTCAATCCCTCGTTTCCAATGTCTACGGTCACTCGAAAAAAATACGGCTCTCCGCCGTAGTCAAACCATTCCTCTACATCCGCCGTCCTGTATACATCCTGTAATACCGTTCGTACTGCGTATTTAGTACCTAATTTCTGATGTACCCGGATACTGTTTTTAAGTATTTTCCTTTTTGTTTCAATCGGATAATCATAATCGTACCAATCAACGTGTAAATCATACGCCAAGGTATCAAGCCACCGTTCCCCTAGTTCGTCAATCCTTGCATAGATTATGTTCTTTTCCGCTTCATTTGCGGTTATATGCAGTTCATCCGCAATCAAACGCCCCAAGGCTGCCATACTTTCATCACGCTTTAGGGCGGGTGGGAATGTTTCGTAAAAGTCTGCTGTTTTTAACTCTTTATTCATCCTCTATCCCCCCAAAAGTCACATTACAGGTTTCCAGTACCGCAACGCTTCCCTTTGGTATCTCCGTAAATGCAGGCTCTTCAATCACAACCCTTTTTATTCCCGATTCCATGAGCATTGCATTAAAATAGGACGGGTTAATATCCCGCCCCATTTTTTGGGTCTGCCATAATGTATAATTTTCTGTAGCGTTTTCTACCGCTTCTCTGATTTCATTTGTACTTGCCGTGCTGTCCGTTGAAATGTAATAAGTAGCCTTTATGTTAAATGGTACTGTGTCCGGTGCTGCCACTATAACCTTGTCTGTCAGAGGTCTAATATCTTCCTCGCTTAAATGCTCCTGCACCTTGCTTAATAATTCCTCTTCGGGCAATTCTCCGTTTTGGCACATAATACGAACATCCACCACTCCCGGCGTTGGACTTCCTGCGTATACATCACATATCAATGCCGATACTGTTTTCGCTTGATATTCGTAACCGCCTTTCGGTCCCGCCGTTGAGTATGTTTCCTCGGACTCTCTCATACGGTTATAAAAAGCCGTGTCCGTTTCTTCCTCGCTTCCTCCGCTCGATTCCGTTACATTCTCAACCGACTTGTAATATAAAAATTCGTCCGATACCAATTTGCTAATCTGACCGGGTGCAAATCCGTTTCCGATTTCTCCCTCTGTTTCACATACCGCCTGTACCTCTGCGTAGTTCTCGCCTGCTTTGAATGTCAAATGCCCTGTAGTCAGAAAGTTTATATTTCCGTCAACCGTTACCTCTAATTCGTCTGTGATAATGTAATCGCTCGTTAATGTCGTTGATATAGTGAATCCCAATGTAACAACTGCTGCCTGTGGCTCTAATCTGCTGACATTATGGAAAATCTCGCTTAACGAATCCAAATTATTTCCTGTTGCGTATCTCGGTAAGTTCTGCTTGGCAGATTCGTTTATCTCTACCCTTTCCTGTATAATCACGCTTGCAAGCCATAATATAAACGCCCTTACCGGGTCTGCCGGGTAAAGCGTCCTCCCTGTAGTTGCTTCATATCCTGCTATGAGTTTATTTACCAATGTTTCGGTGTCTGTATCTACAAACTCAACCTCTGGTAAGTTACTCGGTATATTCCTCGTTGTCGTATTCGCCATTTATTTCCACCTCCACAATCGGTTTTAATATTCCTGTTTCCGGTTCTATCTTAAACGATATGTCTACGATTTCCGCCCTCGGTTCGTACTGCTCTACCTTGTCGTATAAATCTGTGGTTGCTAACGCCTTTGCCGTTTCTATCGGCTTGTCTACATAATCCGGCGTAAGTCCTAGCCCTCTGTCAAGCGGTATCTGATACTCGATTGTACTAAACAGAAACCATAGATTTTGTAATACTTCCTCTTCCACCGTCTGCGGTTCTATGTTGAGTTCCACGCTTTCCGTTGTGTCTACTGTTCTGCTCATTTCCTCCTACCTTTCCGGGTATTCTTCAAGCGATATTTTTATTTCTGCCACAAGCAGATTTCCTTTATTGTCGAACCGCTTTAACCCCTTTGAGTGTGAGGTAATAACCCATTTTGTGCCGTATTTCTTACCGCCTATCACGAGTGATAATATCTTGCCTTTCTTTCTGTATTTGTCTACTTTCTTCATCATGCTTAAAGGGTTTACGCCAAGGTATGCAGACAGGTACATGGAAAAACTCGCCGTGTCTGTATCGTTGTACTGAAATTCCAACAACGGCTTTTTGTTATGCCTTGTGTGCTTTGCGTAATTGGTTTTGCTCTCTATCTGCAAATCATCAAAGGTCTTTACCGTGCTGTCCGATACCGTAAAGACAATATCGCCAAGCGTTCCAATCTTTGCCATTAAATACCTCCTATGATAAATCCGTCCCCGTCCCCGCCCGGCTTAAAGATACATAGTACCCATTGCCCTATGTACGGTATCCACGGATATATTTTTATTGTCTGCTCTTTGCCTGCGTAATCCGTTACTATCGTGTCCGGGTATTCTTTTTTGTACGTTTCTCCCAAGCCTAAATCCCTGTCGTACCCTGTATACTCCGCCTTGTAGTTCCACTCTGTACCGCTGTCTTTGTTCTGCACGGTTATTAGAGGTGTGTTCTGCACAATGCGTAAATCCCCGGTCACTATGCCCTGCTCCTGTATCTTTACCCTTGCTGTCATTTGCCCTTTGTTTACGCTGCTCACAACCCCGATTCTTACAAGGTCTTTTAGTTCCTGCATATCTGTATCATCAAATTTACTGCTCATTAGTAACCCTCCAAACATGACCTAAGTTTGATATTGACCTTGTACCCTCCTGTAATGTTGTGGGTAGCCTGTTCAATGATGTACTTGCCGTTAAATTCTCCGTATCCGTACACCCTTACCGTTGCCCCTGCTACATAGTCCACATCTCCTACAAGGGTAAATTCCGCCGTTGTTTCCCCCTTATTCTTTGCTCTAAGGGATTTCCTCGCTAATTCTTTCGCTTCGTCAACGCTGCTGACTTTCTGCGTGACTTCCAATGTCTGACCGTCCGAATTTGCGTTATCCGGCTTGTATGTGTATTCTATGGTCTTTTTTGTGTTCGGGTCTGTATATTTTACATGGCAGGCGGAATATGCGGTATCCGCCGTTTTCGTTGAGAAACTGTAACTAAGTATGTTTCCCTTTCCTGCCTTTATTTTCTTGATTTCTGTTTTTTTCTCATAATCGGCAGCGTCAAATAGCACTATTGTATTGGATGTAACCTTTAATGATATTCCTGCGTTCTTGCACATTTTCTGTAAAAAGGCTATGTCCGTCATGTTTATCTGCTCTTTTCGCTTATAAACCGGGTTAGAGTTTGACAGGTACATAAACTTCATACTGCTGCGTTTTGCAATCTTCGCACCCATGTTTTTAAGTGTTGTATTCTCCCAAGTCCTGTTATACAATGTCTGCCTTAATTTCGACTTATACGGTATGGATGTAGCCTTTATCGTTAATTTCTGCGGTGGCCCCGTATAATTCACGCTGTCTATTTCAAACACGCCACAATCAAGCACTTTGTCCTTTCCGTCCGTGTAGGGATTTTTCTGTACTACCATAGCGTGTATTCTTGTACCCTTAAATGCCCTCTTTTCTGTAGCCTTGGTTGTCGTTGTTGTTGTAACCGTATCGCCCTCAACATCTGAAGCATTGACCCAACCGTAAACCTTTTTGCCGTCCTGTGATATTAAGTGGTATGGGTGTGCGTTGGAGTTTGCTATTGTACATTTGCACTTGCTCGCTCCCCTTGTTACTGTCGGCTCTGCTGCCGTTGAGGAAATGTATACCGGTCCGCCCTTAAACTGTACTATGTTTCCTGCTTTTACCTCGCTTGTCGTTTTAGTCGTTTTAGAGCCTGCCTTATTGGTGTTTAGCCAATCCTTAATCCATTTTCCCTCTCTATCATCAAGCGATATGGATATATCGTCTGTTTCGTCCTCTTCCTTGTCCGTGAATGAAAGGGATAACAGATATTTAGAGAGGTCTTTTGATATGTCTGTATCTTTGAATGTAAGTTTTACATACGTTCGCCTTGCAAGTGTCTTATTACTCACTTTCTGTTACCCCCTGTTTCCACGGTGGCAATGATTCCGATACCTCTAAATCAATTTCCGGCAAGGTAAGTAAAACCCCTGCCGGAAAAATGTAGGTATCCTTATGCTCTATATTCGCCTTAATCAGCGTATCCATATACATTTCATTGCCATAGGCTTTATAAGCCACAATATCCCAAGTGTCCCCGGAAATTGTCGTATATGTATTAAGCATAAGCAACCCTGCCCTCCTGTTCTTTTTGTTCTTTCAGAATTGTACGGATAATCTCCCGCAACTTTTCCAAAAATTCCTCGTCATACTGTGCCAACTGCTCTTTAATGCTCGTTGTGTCCTGTCCGTTGCTTCCTCCCTGCAATACTACCGTAGGAGAGTTTGTAACCTGTAGCGTAATCGTTCCTGCACCTGTCAAGTTTGCGTTTACACCGCTTGCCGTAGCGTTTAGGTCTTGTGTCTGTGACAGGTTATTGAAAATCGTGCCTGTCTGTGCTGCCGTAAATACCTTTCGCCCTGCTGCACCTGTTACCAACTCCGGCCCCTGTTCGCCTGCGATAAAGGTATCCGGCGTTGAGTTTGTACCTTTTGCAAATGTCGGTATCAGAGGTATGTTAATGCCTTTTCCTCCTAACCCCGGCACCCAATCCGGTATCTTTAACTTATTAAGTCCGCCGATTACTGTATTTATCACGGATACAATCGCTCTGAATGGTGCTTTGAATATCTCGCCCAAACCGCTAAATACTCCGCTGAAAATACTTTTTACTCCCTCCCAAGCCTTAGACCAGTTTCCAGTAAACACGCCTGTAACAAAATCTATTAAGCCTTGGAATATCTGCATAACACTTTGAATGATATTACTTACGCTTTGCAACGCTGACCCAAGCACACTAGCGAATATCTCCGCCACCAACTGAATTACAGGTATAAGAGCCTGTAGCAATGCCGATAACGGCGGTAAAATTGCCGATATGATAGTTTCAAAAATCGGTAAAAGTGTGTTTAGTAGGCTTATCACTACAGGCAACACACTTTCTACAATCTGTGTCACTATCGGTAAAAGTGTCTGTATGAGTTGGATAATAACAGGCAATACTGCCTGTATAATCTGCGTGAGTATCGGTACAACTGTGTTAATTAACTGAATCAGAATAGGTAATACGGTCTGTATAATCTGCATAACCAACGGCAAAACCGCCGATATAAGGGAAACTATCACGGGCAGTATTTCCGCTACCAATGTTGCCAGTATTGGCAATATTGCCGATATGAGAGAGCCTATTACTGGTAGCAATGATGTTACAAGTTCCCCTATGAGCGGTAGAATCTGCGTAACCAAATCTGCAACCATTGGCAGTAATGGTAGTAATCCTGTCTGCAAGGTGTTTATGATACTCGGTAAGATTCCCTGTAATGTATCAAGCACCCCTGCACCGCCCG